GGTCAGATACTCCAGTTCGGGGATGGCCCGGCGGAACTGCCACCAATCTTCCTGGAAGATGTTGCCCCCGGCGATCACGGGGTTCTGCTGATACAGCGCCTCGAAGTTGGCCGCGGTCATCGCCGCCTTGCGCTCCAGCAGAAAGCCGAGGCTCTTGTGTTCGGGGAACAGCGGCTCGCCCGCCTTGCGGTGAACCTCGTCATGCTCGGCCAGCGCGGGATACCTGACCTGCTCCACATCCGGCATGGCGTCAACGATCCGCCCGAATGGGTCATCGACATGCCAGCGGGTCATGATCCCCAGCAGACCGCCGTCGTCAGAGAAGCGGGTCATGAAGTCGTCCGTCAACCATTCCCATGTGCGGTCCCTGACGCGGATGCTCTGCGCCTCCTCTCGGCCCTTGATGGGATCGTCCAGGACGCCAAGGTCAAGCCCTTCGCCGGTGATCGCCCCGCGCACCGTCGTATTGCGGAACACACCATCGCTGGTCAGCGTCTCGATGGTGGATGCGTTGCGACGCCGCCCGGCGTTGTCCTTGTCCATCGTCACGCGAGAAGGGATCTTGAAGTCGGGGAACGCCCGCTGAAATCGGCTGTTGTCGAATATCCGCTGCAGGGTGAGGTTGGCCCTGACGCCCAGCCTCTCCGAGAACGAGGCATAGAAGATCCGCGTGTCTGGACTGCTCGCCCAGTACCACGCAAGGAAGTCGGTGATCATCATCGACTTTCCGTGCTGCGGCGGAGCGGTGATCAGCAGCTTGGGGCGCAGGCCTGCGTTCAGGTCATCGCCGAACTTCTGAAGGCGGCGCGCTGCATCCCTGACCCACCAGGAGCGAATAAGCTTCGGGTGCATGTACTGGCGGAAAGCCCAGAAGCTGTCACGCGACTGGGCGGCCCATAGGTCTTCAACCAGATCGATCTCAATCTTCGATGAGGCTGTCCGGTAGGCCACGCCGCCGCACCTCCTTCAGCAGTTCTTCCTTGGTCATGGGCGCCGGAGACATGCTGCCATCTGACGACTTGTTGTCCACCTCGACCTGATCCTTCTGCCCGAGCATCTGCTTGCCGAGCCATATCAGCATCGTCGCATTGCCCTTGTCGGCTGCCTTCCACTGCATCCGGCGCAATGATGCCCGCCCCTCATGGCTGTACCTTTTAAATAGCTGGGAGAAATTGGTCGCCTCGATATCGGCCCGGTCTTTCGTATAGCGCCCAATCGCTGCGTTGAGCGTCTTGTGCGTCACGCCGAATACCTCGCAGCATTCGACCTCGGTGCATTGGATACGCACCATGTTCAACAGCTTTTCGAAGTCTGCATCCGACAGGATGAAAGGCGGTCTACCCCTTTGCCCCATGACGCGCCTCCTTCATTTCCGTGAATGTCTGGCCGGTCTCTTCAAGCGTTGCGGTCTGGCCTGTGAAGTTCTGCCACCGCTCCACGGCCACGTCGACATATTCCGGGCTTAGTTCCATCGCGTATATGTGGCGCCCCGTCTGCTCGCCGGCAATGATGGTGGTGCCTGACCCGCTGAACGGCTCATAGACGGCTTGGCCTGCGCTTGAGTTGTTCTCTATGGGGCGGCGCATACATTCGACCGGCTTCTGAGTGCTATGGCCTGTCTCTGACTTCCTCGGCTTGTCGATGTTCCAAACAGTTGTCTGCTTGCGATCCCCCGCCCAATGGCCGGTGCCTTTCTTGCGGACAGCGTACCAGCATGGCTCGTGCTGCCAGTGATAGTGGCCGCGCCCGATGGCCATATTATTCTTGGCCCAGATGATTTGAGCGCGAATGTCAAAGTCACAGGATATCAGGCTCTCCGCCACGGTATGCGCCGCCGCGCCGCCGTGCCAGACATAGGCGACATCCCCCGGAAACAGCGCCCACGCCTCCCGCCAGTCAGCGCGGTCGTCGTTCTCTACCTTGCCGGTCGCCCTAGCACCGATAGGGCGACCGTCTTCGCGCAGCGCCTCGTTCCGCCAACCCGCATCGTACTCCACCCCATACGGCGGGTCCGTCACCATCAGATGCGGCCTCACGCTTCCCAGCAGGCCCTCCACGTCCGTCGCTACGGTGCTGTCCCCGCAGCGCAGGCGGTGGTTTCCCATGACCCACACGTCGCCGAGAACGGTGACGGGGTTGGCGGGCGGCTCGGGAGTATCATCGGGGTCCGTCAGCCCATCGTTGCCGCTGTTGAGGTAGGCGTCCAGTTCGTCATCGCCGAAGCCGGTCAGCCCGAGATCGAAGTCCAGATCGGACAACTCCCCCAGTTCGACCTTCAGCATGTCATCGTCCCAGCCGGCGTTCAGCGCCAGCTTGTTGTCGGCGATGATGTAAGCGCGCTTTTGTGCCTCGCTCCAGCCCTCCGCCACCATGCACGGGACTTCCTTGATGGCGAGTTTCTGCGCTGCGAGAATCCGGCCATGCCCTGCGATGATGCCGCCGTCAGGGTCGATCAGCACCGGAACCGTCCAGCCCCACTCCTTGATGGACGCGGCGATCTGGGCGACCTGCTCGTCGCTGTGTGTGCGGCTGTTTCGGGCGTAGGGGATCAGAGACGCGACGGGGCGCTTCTCCACATGCTCTGCCGGCCATTCTTGCTTCGTCATCAGTCTCTCCGCCCTCCTGGCGCATGATAGCACCGATGCGCTGTGCGTGTCACGTCAACCATTCTCATGGGCGATCTTGGCGATCTCGATGGCTGCGGCGCCCACCCCGTCCAGCCGTGGCGTGTGCTGGTTGGCGAATGCCTCCAGTGCTGCGGCAGCGCCCTCTGCGTATGTCTGCGCTGCCGCCGCAGCCTTCCTGGCGTCGTGATATTCTCCGTCCTCGCCATAGCTGAAGCTGGCGGTGATCGAATGCGGGCGGTCCGGGTCGCCGAGGGTCACGACGACCTCGGGCGCGTCGCCCTTGGGCTGGTTGTGGGTTACGGTGATCTTCATAGTTCCGGCTCCTCTCCGAATGGCGACCATGACGCGCCTGCATGGGCGCGCTTGCCTGAGAACTGGACGCAGGCCGATCCATCCGCGCCGCGGCTGAGAATGGTCCAGGTTCCCGTGGTGGCGTTCATCCAGAATTCGACCACGACGTTATCACGGACGTATCCGCCCGTCATGAGGCGCTCGCCGTATTTGCCGTCAAGCGCGATGGTGACTGCGCTGTACTGGCCGCAGAACCGGCGCATGTCCTGCGCGGCGGCTCCATACGGACAGAAGGCTATGACGCCGAGAGCGGCCCATGCGAGGGCTGAGGCGAGCAGCCAGTGGGATATCGTGGTGCGGCGGCGGGTCATGTCTCAGTCCTCTCTCTGTTTCGCTGCCCACTCCAGGAACCGCTTGCGCTCCAGCGTGGGCATCCGATTAAACGACGCGGCGGCGATGGCCTTCACCTGCTCGATGGGCGCGAACCTCGCCCACTCCTTGGCCTCCTGCATCACGCCCTCCAGCGGCGGCTGCGGCCAGTCCACGGGAACCCATAGAACCCGCACCAGCGCCTTCTCGTCCTCGCTCATGGCGTCGATGGTCCCGGCGGCGAGGGCGATGCGCTCCTTGACCGTCATCTGTCGGGCGTGGTGGGTGACGCCGGCGCGGGCGGTGCTTGTCTCGGTCATCCCTTCCTCCATGCGTTCTTCCGCATCCACTCCGCCGCGCCCTCGTTCGCGGACTTCTCAAAGAGCCAGTCGCTCGTCTGCTGCTGGCGGTTCACATAGTCGCCGGTCAGCTTGTCCAGTTTCCGCCACGCCTGGGCATTCGTCAGGCCGTCCGCCATGACCTCGCCATCGGGCGAAACCACCCTCCAGCCGTCCGCGCTTTTCTCGACCTTCATGCGCTCCTCCTCTTCGCGTATTTGATCGCCTTGTGCTGCACAAACGCGACAACCTCGGCGCTCGGCGTGGCCTCGATAGCATACATGCCACGCGGCCAAACGCCAAACTTTTCGCGGTAAGTGTGCGCGACCCAGCCCTGCTTTTTCCCGCGCTGTCTCTGGATCGCGAGCAGCCCGCTGTAAAACGCCTGCTTGTCCTCCATCGTGGCGACTTTCTTCGCCTTGACCTCGACCAGTTCGCCCTCTTCCGGCTCTATGTCGCTCTGGCGCTCTGGCTTGAAGCCGCAGTTCGGACATTCGAGAACCTTGGGCGGCTTGACGAAATTGCATTTGCTGCACTCCTTCGGCAGCGGCTCTTCCCGCTCCTTGCCCTCGCCCGCCTTCTTCTTCTCGCCATCGTTCAGCCGGTCATGGCGAATGTCTGTGACGAAGCCGAGGCGCGCGTGGTTGTCCGAGTGATCCAATATGACGCACTGGCGCTTCCCCTCCGCCGTCCGCAGCCCACGGCCCACCATCTGCACGAACAGCATCTCGCTGCGCGTCGGGCGGGCCAGCACGATGCATCGCACGTCCCAGTCCACACCCGTCGTCAGGCATCCGACATTGCAGACCACTCTGATCTCGCCCCGCCCAAGCTGGCGCTCAATCGCCCGGCGTTCGTCCCGCTCTGTGTAGGCGTCGATGTACCCGGCCCCGACGCCCGCTCTCTCGAACTGCGTCTGGAGCTTTTTGGCGTGGGCGCGGTCAACTGCGAAGACCAGCGTCGGCTGACCGTCAGCGCGCGCCAGCCAGGTATCCACCACGTCCGCCACCAGCGCGCCGTCGCCCATCACCTCGCCAAGCTGTTTCTGGTTGTAGTCGCCCGCGGTCGTCCTGACCCCGGTCAAATCTGGATGACTTGGGGCGAAGACGGCGAAGTCCGAGAGATACCCGGCCTCGATCAGTTCGCGCATCGTGGCGCCGATCAGCAAGTCGTCCCAGTATTTGCCCATCCCCTTCGCCCAGGGCGTCGCGGTCAGGCCGACGAAGAACACCTCCGGGCAGACATCCATCCAGCGATAGGTCGCCTCGTACTGGTTGTGGCATTCGTCCACGATGACCAGATCCGACTCGGGGAACCCCCGGCGCGCGATGGTCTGGATGCTGCAAACCTGCACGGGCCGTGACCAGTCCTGCATCGGGTGGTCGCTCTGGATGACGCCGATGTCGTGGATGCCCTCCGACATGAACGCCTCGACGGTCTGGTCAATCAGCGAGATGGCCGGAACCACGAAGGCGACGCGGCGGTCCTTCTCGCGCGCCATGCGGATGATATTCGCGGCCAGCAACGTCTTCCCCGCTCCGGTGGGTAGCTGTAGCACGGGGCGGCGATGTCCTTTGCTGAGAGACTGGCGCAGGAGGCTGATGGAGCGCTCTTGATGCGGGCGCAGCGCTTTTTGATTGAAGTCAAACATCTCCACCTCCTGCCGCCTTCCCCAGCGGGATGACGTTGTGCGGAACATCGCCCACATACGCATCGTCTTCTAAGGGAATATCCCGCCGTGAATCATCCAAAAGCCCCCCTTCGGGGTTACTATCTTTTATAGTGTCACAAAATGAAACTTTGCGCTGAGTAAAGGTTTTGTTACGTCCGCTAAGTTTCATTTTGTGACTTAGCAGGGTGTATCGGTTGCTGGTCCTGCCGCCTCGCGTTGATGTCCGCTCTGTGCGGATGACGCCCTTGTCTTCAAGGCCCAAGATGGCCCTGACAATCGCAGTCCTACCTCTCC